CATAAGTTTGGGTGATATCCCAACACTGTCTGCCAGCTGGAACAGTGTTTATAGCACTACTCAAACTAATAGCTCAAATTGGACCAATTCTTATACCAATCTGATTAATAACAGTTCTGCTTATCTAAGTGCCATAAGTTTGGGTGATATCCCAACACTATCTGCCAGCTGGAACAGTGTTTATAATAATGTAAATTCAAACAGCGCTCGATATACAACAATAGATTATCTCAGTACAAATAATATAATTATAAATTCTGTAAATGTTATAACGAGTCTTTCATCAACATCTTTAGCATCAAATACTCTATCAAGTCGATCAATAACTTTGATTCATTCGCCAGAAAATGATGGAACCAATCCTAATATACAAATTGGTGAAATTAGCACAACAACTGGATTTTCGGGTTTCAATATTTTTTATGATGAATTTCAAAATAAACTAACAATAACTTCTTTGTTTTCTGGTGTTTCTAGTGCAGTTGTAACAATAGACCGGAATGGTGTTGCATCTGGGCCCATGTTTCCTTATACTGTTACATTGACTCCTTTTGCTACAGCAGCAGGAAATGCAAATTCATTTTATCCTGCATCTCTTTCAGGTGTTATACCTTATAATGAAATAGTTAGCAGAATGAGATTAGGAAAAGGAAGACTTAGTGGATTGTTGATGTACGGATTGTCAGCAACTAGTGCGACAAAAAATCAAGTTGCCCGAATGCAATTTTCTAGTGGGGCTAATTTTATTAATCCTGTTGATATTGTTTTTAGTTCAGTAGGAGCCGCTAATACTATGTATTTGCGAAGATTGGATGCATTCATGCTAAATGCATCAACTTTGGTTTTTGCAGATCCTGCCGAACAATCACCATATGGCACAACAGCCAGATCATACGCTTGTTATACTTTAAGTTCAGCTGACATAGGTACTCCTGATTTGTATTTTAGAGTTGGATTTAACCCGATTCTAAATTTGGGGTGTGCTTTATCTGGCGGATATATATCGATTGAACCTTAATTTATTTATATTATAAAAAGAATTATGCAGATTAAATTGGATATCATTAACCTTCTTCCAAGTGGTGGAGTTCATGCAGATTTGTATATTGAAGGAAGCAACGTAGGTCGTTTATATTTGACCCGGGAAGAAAAAGATATTTTACAGAAAACTTTTGGTATTGGAGAAAAATTTTTGGAAGAATTAGGCGAATAATCAGATATAAACCATAACGGCACCAGTTTCAGTTTCTTCATAGTATATGCTTTGATTACCATGTTTGTTGAACATTTTTTGAAAAATTTCAATCGATTCGTGTGGACACACTATTAGTACAGTATCATTTTCATCATCATAACCAATATATGACGCATCCTTCAGTTTTTTCTGATTCTCTGTTAGTATTGTAGCCACCGACTTCATAATAATATTTAGATAATTTTGCAGGGAAAATGTTGAATATATATTTTTCATGCTATCATAAATTATGCGAATCAGTTGGAATAAATATGCTCTCAATCTTGCAATTGAAGCATCAAAAAGAAGCGAAGATCCATACAGAAAAGTAGGAGCATGTGCTTTAAGTTTTAACAACAGAGTTCTTGGTGTTGCTTATAACGGATTGGTGAGCGGTAAAAATGTAAGAAAAAATTTTTGGAAAGACCGAAATCAACGCAGAAGATACATGATTCATGCAGAAACAAATTTATTAAGTCTTTTTGAACGGGGCGAATGTCGATTGATTGCTTGTACTCTTTTGCCTTGCAGTTATTGCGCCCGCATGATATGTGCGTGGGGAATTCCTGAAGTAATATATAAGGAAGAATATGATAACGACGCTGAAGGATTGGAAATATTTAAATTTTATAATGTAAAAGTAAAAAAAGCAGATAATTTTATTTAATTTTATTTTGCAGACAAATAATTGCCATTATTGCACGTATGGCAGCGCCCTTGGCATGATCAAGGGCTGTTTCATTGTCAAAGTCTTTTTCCAATTTCTCTGCCAACATCAATGAGTTTGTTGCATGCCTGATTGATCTTGTCAGGTGCCATTTGTATCCTTCGGCATACCATTCCCCAGAATAATGCTTTTCTGAATCCAGACACGCGGTCATGACATTCTTGACCAACGAGTAGGCGAGTTTTGAGACTTGTTCTGTTGAAGGTGCCGATTTTGCAACCTTTAAATTTTTGGATGTTTTTGGAATGCGGTGTGCCATGAGCCATTGAATTTACATTATCTTATGTTATAACAATTGAATGTCAATTTCTTGTCCAATTATTTTCGATTCAGAAAAACATTCATATACAAGAATTTCTGATGGTCAAATTTTTAAAAGTGTCACTACTTTTATAGGCGAATTCAAACCCAAAACAGATTTCGAAAAAATAGCAGAACGTATTGCTGGAAACCGGGGCGTGGACAAACAAGAAGTTCTTAACGAATGGGAAGAAATTAAAAATAAAGGAACAGGTTTTGGAACAAGAATACATCATGATATTCAAAACCATTTGGAAGGAAAAGATTGTGATCCATCTTTGAAACCTTTCCTTGAAAAAATGAATACGGATCATCGCCTTCACAATAAAAAGGTTTTGAGTGAGACCATGATTTATGATCATGATTATCATATTGCAGGAACTGCTGATTTGATTGCAGAATATATGGATAATAATTTTTTTGAAATTATCGATTACAAGACCAATAAAAAGTTTACTTTTGGAACAAGTCGATGGGAAAACAGTTATTTTGCATCTCCTATAAACCATCTTCCGTGCAATGAATATTTCACATATGCGCTTCAGCTCAGTTTATATGCTTATGTATTTGCCAAAATGACAGGAAAAAAACCTTCCCGATTGACAGTATATTGGCTTAAAAGAAAAAATATAAAAGATTATGAAAGCTTTGAAGGAATTTGGAAAAAAATAGGCATGCCATATCTTGAGGATGAAGTGATTTCTTTGCTAAATACTATTGATGGCAAAAAAGACAAAAATTAGCAAAAGCATGATTCGTGGACTGCTTTATATAGGCATAGCTTCATTAACTGCTTTAAGTTCAGATTTAAGTAAATATAATGGTTTTGGAGAAATCAGTTCAATAAAATATGCAATTATTATATTAAATTTTCTTTTACAAGGGTTTATTGCGTGGAGGGCGTTTTTAGATCAAACATTATCAGATGTAAAAAAGGAAGAACAGCCTTCTCAATCTATTGATATACCAAAAGTTTCAGATAAGTAATTTTATGGACATTGTTGAAGAATATGGAATTATTACACAATTTTTTCAAATGGACCAACCATGTCCAAGTCAGATCAAGAATTGCCAAAATTTAAGAAATTCATATGTGCAAAGCAACACAACCCTGAAACGTCAGGGTGGTTGCTATCCATGCGCTCATAATAATTTAAGAACACAAACCATTCAAAATATAAAAAAGAATCTGGTTTTGCAAAATGCTGATTGAATCATTGTTTCTCTGTTCTGCTATTGTAGAAACACTTTTAGTTATTTGGTTTAAAAGTCCAATTCAGGATGATTTGAAATTCTTTACAAAAATTCCGTTTCAGGATTATCTGAGTTTAAAATTTCCACTTTTGGCAAAATTAAGCGGATGCCACATATGCATTTCATTTTGGCTTTCTTTGTTTATTGGCATTTTCTTTTTTCATCTGGGAATATTGTTTCTTTGCATTCCCGGAATATTATATTTGATCAACCGTAACGTTTTCTGATTTCCTGATAAAGTTTCAACGAACGTTTTTCATATTTTCTGGCATCGATCTCTATTTTGCTTTTATAATAGGTGCTGTTGCCTTCATTGATATCTTTTAAAGAATATTCATCCATGTCCCAACCATAAATTCGGTCTTGTTGAAAATGTCTAAGTTCATGCAAAAGATCCCGCAAAAAGTTTTTGCGCTTAAGATTGAATGACATCTTTTCGACTGAATAGGTTATGATGCTTATCAAAGGAACCAATTCTTCATATTTGGAAATTTTCAGATTGCCATGAGTATCAAAATATAAACGTTTAGCATTTATTTTTTTTCTGCTATTTTTTAAATAACTTTCTATTTTCGTTTTAAGAAAATCAGTAGGTATTTTCAGTTCGTCGCATAAACGAATGAATCTACGGGTAAAACAAATGCTTAAACACATTTTATATATTATTTATTTTGCTAAATATAAAGGATGAAGCTTGCACAGGATTATAAAAATATAGCATCACTATATTGTCAAAATACGCAGAGTCAACAAAATTCTGCAAAAATAACAGAGTATTTGCGTATTTTTTGTGAAAATAATCCCAATTTGGTTTTGAAGAAGGTTTATGGCAACCAGTATCTTTATGAATGGAAAAGCCCTTCATTGTTCATGAATGGTTTTAGTCCATGTCTTATAATAGAAGTTAGAACATGTAAAAACTTGGGCAGAATGATTAATTTAAAAAATACAAATATTTTGGAAAAAATAGCGTATTCCAATTTTGTTTTAACTGAAGATAATATTTTAAATAAAATGCCACAAATACAATTGCTTGGGAGTTTTTAATGAATCAAAGATTATTGCAACTGGACCCTCCTATATGGGTTGTTGCTAAAGATCATGGAGAAGGACGCGCAGTAGTTCTTATTGATTATGGATTGGATCATAGTTGCATGTTTTTGGTACACCTAAACGATGGCAGATTCCGAGTTTTTAATATAGAAGACTGTATAGGATGTGAAAATTTTACTTTGGGAATACATAAGACCAAACTTTAAAAAAGCATAACCCTTGTAAATAGGTTTATGAATCAAAATTACACTGTAAAAGTCGTCAATAACGAGAAAAAGGAAATCCGTACAGTTGATACATCTGCCATAGATGCTTATGAGGCACATAAAAGTATTTTTGAAAAAATTAATAGCTATAGTGAAGATATTTTGGAAATTACAGATACAGAAGGAAACAGTGTATATAATTTAAAAAATGGTTTTGTTAATTAATGTGCATTTTTGCTAAATATTTTAATGGCAACATTAGCATCTCAAACTGTAAGATATTTTCAAACATTAGAAGAAGGAAAATTTAAAGAGCTTTCCAATAGCACTGTTTTTCCTCCTATAACCACTTTTAACGCTTCTGTATTGGATTCTACCCTGAATCCATCTGTTTGCGCTAATCCAGCTTATGGTGACACGCAACCCTTAATTTATAATCGTTATGCCGTAATAACCACACCAGCAGGATTCACTAAAGCAATACCAATTACAACAAATACTATTGTTGGTGCTGCTTCTGCTGCGGCCAGTGTTTTCGTTGGATCCAGCAAAGCTTATGATTTTTATGTGGGTGGTCAGTGGGTTACATTTGGAACAGTACCAACAGGAGTTCTTCCCATTAATGCTCAGGGAGCAAGAATAACATCAGGAGGGGGTGCACCTAGTTCCGGTGATATAACATTCCTTTCGTGAAGATTGATCTATACAAATATTCTCTTTTAGCAAGCATTTTCGTACTAGCCGGAAGTGCCGCGTTCTTTTCTGTGTATGGACTGGCCCATCTTTTCAAAAGCCAATTCATTCCTATCATCATTCTTGGATTGGCATTAGAAGCTGCAAAATTTTCAGCCACTGTTGGACTTCATGATCTTTGGCACAAGCTTAACAAAATGCTGACCAGCTATCTTGTTGCAGGTGTTATTTCACTTTCTCTTATCACAAGCCTTGGAATTTACGGATTTTTAAGTTCTGCATATACTGTTAGCAAAGCGGAATATTCACTTGATGAAGGAAAGATAAACAATCTGGAAAGCATCAAAGCCAAGAAAAAAGAAATTCTGGTACAATATGATGATCGTTTAAAAAAATTGAATGAAAGTAAGAAAGAACAAGAACAACGTCTTAATGATGCTGTGAAAAGCACAACCATGGTGGAAGGCAAAGACAAAGAAGGAGATAAAATTGTTTATAACGACAAAAGGGCACAACAAACTAAAGATAAAATGATTGATGTTTCATCAAAAGCCATAGAATCTGCCAATACAGAATATTCAAATTTAATGAAAGAATATGATCAAACTCAAAGAGAAATACTTGAATTGGAAACACAGATTCTTACAAACAAACAAGTTCAAGTAAAAAAAAGCGATATTTTGACATTTAAGTTCATTGCTGAAGGATTAGGGTTAGATTTGGACAGGACAGTTCGGTACTTTATTTTGATATTAATATTTGTTTTTGATCCAATGGCACTTGCTTTGGTTCTTTTATATCAACATTTACGCAAAATTAAGGTAAATAATGTGGAAACCCACGTTATAGAAAAAGAAAAGGAAAAAATAATATACAAGGAGCCAACCGTAAGAGGTATAGGAATGTAATATGGCTGATAGTACTTTTGCAACATTTGATTCATTGTCAAGTTTAACCTTCCAAGATTATTTGGTTGGTTATCGAGGTATTCGGGAAACTCAAATAAAATATACTGATTTTTTGCAAAATACTCTTCAAGCAGATCTATCCTCAAAAAAATTGATAAGTGTTTACAGCACCGTAAATTCACTCAGTGATACTTGGGAAGAGAGTGTCTATATCACACCATTACAGGTTGCAAGTGGTAGTTGGGATAGTGTTTATAGTACTACTCAAACTAATAGTGCATATTGGACCAATGCTTATACTAATCTGATTAATAACAGTGCTGCTTATCTATTAAGTGGAACGGAAGTTAATCTGGGTCAGATACCAGTATTGTCTGGAAGTTGGAACAGTGTTTATAGTACAACCAATTCAAACAGTGCCACCTGGAATTTGGGAGGAATAGCTTCATATTATTTAAAAACCACTAATTTTGTTCTTACGGCTGGTCAAAAATATATAATAGACACCACATCGTCAGTTGTAAGTGCCCAACTTCCTGCCAATCCAGCAACAGGCGACACTATTTCTTTCCTGGATTATGGAAACACTTGGCCATCAAAAAACTTTGTGATTGAACGGAACGGAAAAGCAATTGAAACATTGAATGAGAATTTAAGTTGTAACACTTCTGCTGCTTTCAGCATGACGTATTTGGGAGGGTCATATGGCTGGAGGGTTTATTGATGGCCACATTAACCACATACGTTTCTCCGAAACTTTCGGCTTCTGAATTTTTTTACAGCTCACCAGGGGTTTTTACCTGGACCAAGCCAAACAAATGCACAGCAATATATGTTCTTTGCATTGGAGGTGGGGGCGGAGGAGGAAGTGGGGCCAATTATGCTTCTGGAACAATAACTGGAGGTGGCGGTGGCGGATCTGCAGGTGGAGTTAGTTATCAATGGTTTCCTGAACCAATCATAACAAACACAGTCACAATAACCGTGGGATCTGGAGGAGGCGGAGGCGCAGGAATTCCTGGAAGCGGTGGAAATGGCGCAACTGGGACAGATGGAGGAAATTCTTCTTTTGGTTCTTATTTGCTTGCAGGAGGTGGTGGAGCCGGGGCAGGAGGAACAAATGCAGGAGGAGGTGTAGGAGGAATACAACCTTTTTCAAAAATAGATATTCAGAACGGAGGATCTGGATACACCAGCGCTCGTGTAACATGGTCTAACTCGTTGACAACATCCGAACCTTTTGAATCGTTTGCTGGAAGTGGAGGGGGCGGTTCTGGAATTACATCAACCGGAGCTGTTGCAGCCGGTTCAACTGGAGGAGGCGCGGTATCTGTAGGTAGACTCATACCAGGAGGAACAAATGGCACAGGAAATGGTGGAAGTGGAGGTAATGGAACCGGTCCGGACATTTCCAGACCAGTAGGCGGAAGCGGAGGAGGTGGAGGTTCCCGAGGAACAACTGTTAATGCAGGAAACGGAGGAAACGGAGGAAAATATGGAGCAGGTGGTGGTGGTGGCGGAGGTGCTTTAACACCTTTTTCGTCAGGAAACGGAGGAGGCGGGTCGGGAGGATGTGTATACATCATGACCCTGATTTCAATTTAATATGAGTTTTTTAAGCACATATGTTTTTCCTGGTTTGTCTGCCCTTGAATATTTTTATTCAAGTCCAGGCACATATACTTGGAAAAAACCAAACAATACTGTTTTGGTTTATGCATTATGCATTGGAGGCGGAGGAGGAGGAGGTAGTGGAGAATGCAGTTTGTCTGCGACCAGCAGAAACGGAGGAGCGGGCGGAGCAGGTGGGGCTTTGGTTTATGGATGGTTTCCTGAATACGAAGTGCAATCTTCTGTAAGCATAACTGTGGGAGATGGAGGAACAGGAGGTGCCTCAATTTCTTCTTATAATTCAAATATAAACGGGAATATTGGAACGGATGGACAATCATCTAAATTTGGGGCAGGCACAACAAATTCAGATTCGTATCTTATAGCTTTGGGAGGTTATGGTGGTGGAGGGGATTCTGGAACATTTTCAACTGGAGGAAAATCTCACGGTTCTTATGTTCAATGGTCAAATGGTGGAAATGGATTAAAACAAGGAGCTGCTTCAGTTTGGCCCAGTCCTTCCAATTCAATTCCAATCACTGTTGCTGTAGGATCAGGTGGTGGTGGTGGTGGTGTTTCTACTGAAAATGTTCAAACCAACGGATTTAAAGGTGGAGATAGCGTGTATGCAACCATAACTAAAGGAGGTTCCGGGTCGCAGGTAGATAACACTATAAGAACACCTCCTTTTACTAGCATATCGTCCGGATCGATTGCCGCATATTCTTTGAGAAAAATATATTCATCGTATGCCGGATTTGCTATTAAAATCAGAAGATCCAATGACAATGCTCTGCAAGATATAGGATTTGATGTTAACGGAAATTTAGATGATAGCGCCATAACAACATTCTGTGGAGCCAACTCAGGTTATGTGGACACATGGTATGATCAAAGTGGAAACAGTTATCATGCCACAGCAAGTTCGGAATCTTCATTTGTCAAATATGATGGGCCGGTAATTTATGATCCGTCTCTAACTGGGGTGTTAAAAGCCAACGGAAGATCCACATTAAAATTTTCTTTAAGTTCTCCGTGTTTGGTCGCTCTTGGAACTGCAAATGTTGATATGGCATTTTCAAATGTGTTTGCCGTAGAATCACATGTAGCCGCAGAAAACATAGGTTCGGGTCCAAGAATTTTTACAAAAAGAAGCACCCAATTGTTCCTTAATTCACGTTCAACATACAAATTTGATTATGGAACCAATTTGCAAATTGAAGTTCTTAGTGCGAACTCATTTCCTTTAAATACATTGTCACTTATTGATGCTGCAAGTGCCGGTCCAGTATCACCTGATAGTCTTAGCATATCTAAAAATGCAACAAAACTAAATGTATACGCATATACTCCCCATCAAATGCTACCAACTGAGGTCTTGACCATTCCTTGCAGCGGTGGAGCTACTTGCAGTGGAACTGCAAGCCGAACAGTAAATGGAAACGGAAATCCCCTTACTATTGGAAATAGTCTACCTCAAGGTGGATTACGATGGTGGAATGGTAATATAAGTGAAATTATTTTTTATGTGAATGGACAATCATCAAATTTAGATACCATAAGATATAATATCATGAGTTATTATGGTATTCCTTTTCCAACTCAATCCAAAGGAGGCGATGGATTAACTCCCAACATCAATAAACCTGATGGTGGAAGCGGAGGAGGAGGAGGATGTCCCGGATC